CCTTCTGGGCCTTTGATTCGGCCGCGCGCTGTGCCTTGGCGTCGTCGGCGGCGGTCGCCTCGGCCGCCTTTGGCCCCTTGCCCGCCTTCGCGGTGGCCTTCATCGCGTCGGCGGCGTCCTGGCCCGTGAGCACGGTCTGGCCCGCGGGGTCGCCGTCGGGCACGACCATGCCGTTCGCGTCCACGGTGACGCGCAGCGATTCGACATTGGCGCCCATCTGCTCGAGGGCGTCATCGGCGGGTGCGGCCTCGGCAGCGGGCTGCTCGGCGGCCTGTTCGTCGGTCATGGTTCCCTCCGTGTGCTCGGTCTGGGTGCTAGGTCTGCACGCCAACCTTTTGCCAACTTGGCGCGGCGGCGGTGCCCGTGTTGGAGTAGACGATGCCCGTGGAGCTATCCACGTACAGGATGCCCGCGGGGCTCCCGCGCCCCGTGGCGGTGACGCCCGGGGTGGTTTCCGCGACGGCGAGCGTGGGCGAGGTGCCCGTGAGGCTGTTGTTCGCGACGGTAATGTTCGACACCGCCTTGCCCGCCAGCGCGCCCGCGAACGTCAGCGTCACGGTGCCGATGCCCGCGGTGAGCGTGCCCGCCGCGGTCGTCATGTTGTTCGCCCCGATGGAGGGCAGCGCCTCCAGGGCGCTATCGATGGCGGCGATCAGCGTGGCGTTGGTGGCGTTCCACGGGATGGCCGCGGTGGCCATGCCCTCGAACGCGAGCGCGAAGCTGCCGCCCGTGGGCGTGCCGCCGATGGTGAGCGTCTGCACCTCGCTGGTGCCCGCGCCCGGGGCGCCCGCCCCGCTGATGACCGGTCCTGCGCCTTCGATCACTGGCATGGCGCCCCCCTAAATGCCGGTCAGGGTGCAAAACGCAGAGGGACGATACACGGCGAGCGCGAGCCGTTCCTCCGCGAGGATGGCAACCTTGTTCTCCACGAAGAACGTACTGTGCTCGGTGCTGATGGTGATCGTGATGCCCGTCCTGCGGAGCACCTCGGCGTGCGGTCGGAACGCGCCCACCAGGCCCGTGCCCTCGGTGATGGCGGTGGTTTGGCGCACGTCCAAACCCCAGATGCGGTCGGGCGCGGCGTCGGCAGGATTGCCCCAGATGTAGATGCCGTCGGCCGTGCGCAGCAGCTTGATGTCGGTCCAATCGTTCGGGTGGAAGATCACGCCCGTCGGCTCGGCAAAGCCCGTTCCCGCCGCGCCGCGAATCTTCTGCATCGCCTTGTACACGGTGTCGGGCGTCGGATCGGCACCCTTCGCCTGCGTCTGAAGGCCCGAACGGTTGAGCAACCCGCGGATATTCGGGGCGTTGCCATCGCCATTCAGGAGTTGGGCCTCTTCGACGCGGCGCACCATGTACGCAAGTCTGCCCCTGATTTGCCCTTCCAATGCGGCGTTATCATCGAGCGATTCGCTCGTTGCGGGGATGAAAGTGCCGATCTTGCGGGCGGTTTCCGTCCTCAATGTCCAGGCGAGTGCCGACTCGGGCTTGGCGTTGCCTTCCGTCACGGTCGCGGCGTTATTGGTGACGGTTGTCTCTTCGTAATACTCGACCGTCCCGCGGTCGATGTTCGATTCGAGCATGAGGTCCGCGATGGTGCGCTCCTCGAGCGCCATGTCCACCACGGGGCCGCGGCGCGCCTGCGGGCTGATCGTCGTCAGGGTGATCAAGGTCTTGAAATCGATGTTGGGCAGCTCGATCTGCGCCTGCTGGGCCTTGCCCTCGCGAACGGACTTCAGGGCGGGGTGGTCGCGCAGGAAGGCGCGCAATTGCTGCACGGGCTCGGCCTGACGCTGCTGGCCGCCGCCCGTGGGGAACGGGAAGGCCGACTTCGGCTCGCCCAACCGCCCCAATTCGGCCTTGTTGTTCTTGCCGATCTGCTCGAGCAGGGCCAGGCGGTCGAACTCGCGGCCCAGGTCGGAGAGCTCGTCGTTGCGGGCCTTGATCTGCGCGGCCTTCGCGGCCGTGTCCCCCTGGAGGAGCGTCACCCGCTCCAGGTCCACGTCGGCGCCCGCCTCCTCGAAGATGTCGTGCAGCTCCGTCCGCTTCGCGGTGAGCACCTCGCCCAGCTCGGCCAGTGACGGCATTAGCGCCCTCCACGGTGCGCGAACGGGCCACTGGGGGCACTGGGCGAAGGCTCGGGATAGAGCGTCTCGAAGGTGCGGAAGCGCGCCGCCAGCACGGCGGGGTCATGGGGTGACGCACCGCTCCGCTGGATCCCGTCGAGCGTGCGGGCGAGCTCGCGACACCGCTTCAGGAGGTTGGGGAGCTGCGGCAGGGCCGCCAGGTCCGGCGTGGCGCCGAACGCCTCGAGCGCGGCCAGCAGCGCGGCGGGGTCGGTGGGCGCATCGATGCTCTTGGGCGGGCCGCAGCTCGCGCCCAATTGCGTGGCGGTGTCGTGCATGGACTGGATGAGCGTGGCGTCGGACGCGCTATTGCGACGGCCCGCCTTGCCTTCGGGATCGTCGGCGGCCTTGACCGCCGTCACGCCCGCCTCGGGCTGCATCGGGACGGGGACCAGGCTGGTTTCCAGCAAGTGGATTTTCTTGAGCAGGCGGCCGTCGGGCGAGGGGGCGGCGTCCTCGGCGATGTAGCCGATGGACAGGCCCATGCTCTTGCCGCGCGCCAGCCGTTCCTGCACGACCTTGCGGGCAGCCTGGGCGTCGGGGGTCGAGTGGAACTCGGCGGTCAGGTACAGGCCGTGGGCGTCCTCGTAGGCTTGCGCGACGGTCGCCACGGGCAATGCGGAATAGTCGTGGCCCCAGGGGATGAAGCCGCGGGCGAGGAACTGGGGGAGGGTGTCGGCGTAGGCGCCCGCCTGGACGATGTCGCCGCCCAGGTCGCGACTATTGAACACTGACGCGTAGCCGCTGAACGAGCCGTTGCCTGCGTCCGACGCCTTGGCATCGGTGAGGGGCCAGACCTTGTGCTCGAGCTCGGGCAAAGAGACGCCCCCGCGGCACGACGGCCACGAGGGCACTGCAAGGGGCTACGCCCGCTGCGTGGGGCTAGGGTACGACGGGTGGGTCGGGGTTGTCCAGCGGGGCGCGGTGCAGCGTCGTCAGCCACTCGCCCAGCACGTCGGTCAGCAATGCCCCGACCGTCACGCCGCGCGTCACGGCTGCGGCGCGGAACGCGCGCCAGACGACGCCATCCACCCCGCGCACGTTGATCGTCTCGGCCATCTCGCACCTCCATACCCAGTGTAGCAGGTACAGAATGCTTGACATTCATGACACTGTTTGCTATACTTGTTTTACACAGATGGAGGAGTCCCCGATGACCGCCACCCACCGCCTCGATGGTCCCAAGCCCTGGCCCGCCTGGGCTGCCGAGCTCGTCACGCCGTGTGCCCGCTGCCACGTCCCGCTGCGCGAGGGCGAGCCCGTGCTGTGCGTTGGCCGCTACGGGCAGGGGTTCTTCATCCACCAGTTTTGCGCGGGGGGTGCCCGATGACGACCGAGATCGACACCCTGACCGCCCGCGCCAGTCGCCTGGAGCGGCTGGTGCGGGACCGCGCCGCCAGGGGCCGCGACGTGACGTTGCTGCGCCGCGAACTGCGCGAGCTGTACCGCCGCCTACTGGCCGCGTGGGACGCGGCGCTCGAGCGACCGCGCTAGCGCGCCTTCTCGTTCAGGGCTTTACACCTGGAACAGACGATTTTCCACGGCGGCGTGACCACCTCGGCCAGGAGTCGTTTGCACTGCCAGCACCGCACCTGTGCAGTCTGCACAACGGGCGACGGCGCGGTCACGCGGGAATCTCGAAGCATGTTCGCGCACCGCACGTCGGGCACTGCGGGCAGTCGCGCCCCGGCCGGTCGCTCGGGTGGATCAGCGGGCCGTGGCACGCGCGGCACGTCACGGCGATGTAGCCCTGCGCCCGCCAGTAGTCGGCCCAGCGGTCCGGGTGCCACACGACGCCCGTGCGCGGATCGACCACCATACGCGGCCCGCTCACGCCGCCACCCGCACGGGCTTGACCTGGATATACGGCGCCCAGCGCTGCGAACGGGCGATGCAGCCGTCGCAGTGCTCGCCCCCGTCCAGCACCCAGGTCGCCTCCCACTCGCCGTCCGTCTCGTCAACCTGCCAGGCACACAGACACCGCGATACGCAGGCGGTTCCCCCATCACCAGGCTGGGCGGGCAGGCGCAGCCCGTCATAGGTGGCCGCCTTGCCGCGGTGGTAGCTGGTGGTCGCGGCGTCGCCGTACATGGATGCGCGGTTGGCGATCTGTTTCTCCGTGAGCTCCCCCCGCGCGATGGCGGCGGCGAAGTCCCGCAGGTACCGCTCCTGCTCCGTCGCCACCGCGCCGAGCTGCTGCCACTCCTGCTCGGTGACCTGCCGCCTGCCGCCCCTGCCAAAGGCGAACTCGTTGGCGTGCAGCTCGCGGATGCTGCGCTGCATGGCGCGCTCCCAGTCGGCCACCGCCAGGTCGCCCGCCGCCACCCTGCCCGCCACGGTGGCGATGTCGGCCTGCTTGCGGGCGCTGTAGTCGTCGCGGATGGCCCGCTCGCTCGAGGCGGACACGAACTTGCCGCTGGCCGCGTCGCGGTAGCGGCGGCTCGACTCGTCGAACTGCCAGTCAGCCATGCGGGC